GGCATATTCTTCTCCTAAGGTTGAGACTGCTATTCTTAAGAAAGCTGCTGAGTCTCTGAATGCTTACGATTCCGAATTCGTTGACCGTTTGGTTGCTTGGGCGGAAATCATTCGTAAGACTTTCTACGATGGTGGGGTTGATGAAATCATTTCCACTCGTCGTCTGGTGCATGTTATTCGTGCCTTCAGCATCTTCGGCAAGCGCAAGAAAGCAATCGAAGTGTGTATTGCTCGTTTCGATGATGAAACTAAGCAATCTTTCATGGAACTCTACACTAAGATTGATGCATCTGTTGATGCTCAACCCGAAACCGAAAATTCTACAACTGTTACCCCTTAATCATTATGTCTAACAAACCAAAAGTTGAAGTGAATTTAAAATTTGGCACCATCAAAACTAATCATTTGTTGGATGCTTTAGCGGCTCTTTTAAATGATCATGAGCATAAAATTTTTATGATGAAAAATACAAACTATGTTACATATAAAAACTTGTATGAAGAAATTCATACTGCTTTATCCAAAGCTCAAAAAGGATCGGGGTATTCTAATCGTGGAGTAAAACGAGATTTTATTGATCCAGAACGCCGCCAACATTTAATTAACAGGGAAAATTTTGACGAAAACATTTGACGATCTTCCTCGCCATACCCTCATCCATCTTAAAGATGGGGGTGTTTTTTTAGTTTATTGTAAAGTTATTGAATATCATGGTGGCAAAGATATTGACTGCTATCTTGGTGTTCGATATCCAGATGGCATTGGGGGTGTTGACTCCGTAACCTCAAAGTGCTATACTAACCAAATAGATTCTATTATCGGTGGATTTTAATTATGCAATGGAAATACAATGAAGACAAAATCCTCAAAGACGTTGAGGATTATGTTGTGACTACCTACCATGGGCATTACTGTGGTGATGAAGAAGGATACGATGATATTCAAACAATTGATTTGATGGCAGCAAAAAAACTTGCTGCGCCTTTTTGTCAAGCAAACATCCTCAAGTATGGCAGTCGTTATGGTGATAAGGAGGGTCGCAATAAGCGTGACCTTTTGAAAGTGATTCATTACGCAATGCTTCTACTTAACTTTGATAATCACTACAGTCGCACACAGAACGGTCTACAGGAGTTTAAATGAGCACAATCGCACTTTCCCAAACCACTCTTAACATTCTTAAAAACTTCGCCACGATTAACAATGGCATCATCATCAAAAAAGGAAATACGTTACGAACCATTTCCAACGCTGAGAACATCTTGGCGGTCGCAAATGTGGAAGAGTCTTTTTCTCAAACTTTTGCTATTTACGATCTCAACCAGTTTCTTGCTGGTTTGTCTTTGTTTGATAATCCCTCTCTCGTGTTTGACAATCCTGACTATGTTACTATCAAAGATGGGCGTAGTCGTGTCAAATACTATTTCTCGGATCCTGAAATTACGCTTAAAACTGCGCCAGATAAATCTGTAAAGTATCCTGGTTCTGATATTCAGTTTACTCTGTCTACTTCAGATATCTCTGCTATTCAAAAAGCAACTGGTATTTACAAATTGCCTGACCTGAACATCAGTTCTGATGAAGAGATTGTTCTCTCAGTGCGTGATAATGAATCTGCAACTTCAAATACTTATGACTTAATTGTTCCAGGAACTTTTGAAGGAAGTCATTCTCTTGATTTAAAAGTGGATAACATTCGTCTCCTTCAAGGTGACTATGAGGTTGGTGTTTCTAAGCATTATATTTCTGAGTGGAAGCATCTAAACCTTGACGTTACATATTACATTGCGCTTGAACCTTGATGAAAAAATTTCTGTGGGTGGAGGAATATCGTCCTCATACTATTGAAGACTGTATCCTCCCTGATTCGTTAAAGAAAGTATTTACTGGATTTGTGGAGCAGGGAGAGATTGCTAATCTCCTTCTGTCTGGTCCTCCTGGCGTCGGCAAAACTACAGTTGCCAAAGCATTGTGTGAAGAACTTGACGTTAGTTACATTGTCATTAATGGTTCTGATGAAGGTCGTTTCCTCGACACGATTCGAAACAAAGTTAAACAGTTCGCATCAACTATCAGTCTTACTGGAGGTGGTAAACATAAAGTGGTTATCATTGACGAGGCAGACAACACAACACATGATGTTCAGCTTTCTCTTCGCGCATTTGTTGAAGAGTTTCATAGCAACTGCCGTTTCATTTTCACTTGTAACTTCATCAACAAGATTGTCGAACCCCTCCATTCTCGTTGTACTGTCGTTGACTTCCGCACCAAAGCGGGTGAGCAGCAGAAACTCCAAGCGGCGTTCTTCGCCCGCTTACAGAGCATCCTAGACTCCTCTGGCGTGGCGTATGAGGACAAGGTGCTGGTTAAACTGATTCGGCGTTACTACCCCGACTGGCGACGCCTGCTGAACGAAGCACAGCGCCACTCTGTTGGTGGATCGCTGGATGCTGCTGTGCTCTGTGATATTGCTGATGTTAACTTAGATCAGTTGATGCGAGCAATGAAGTCTAAGGAATATAAGGTTGTGCGTCAGTGGGTCGTGGATAATATGGATAGTGATCCTAACACTATTATTCGTAAAATCTATAATGCTCTGAGTGAAGTGCTCGAAGGATCTTCTATTCCTCCAGCTGTGTTGGTGCTTGCCAAGTATCAATATCAGATTGCCTTTGTGGCAGATCAAGAGATTAATCTTCTTGCTTGTCTAACTGAAATCATGGTGGAGTGTAAGTTTAAATAACTCCTTTACTAAATAGTAGTGGAGTAAATGATAAAACAAATGGCTAAAGGAACTATTTACGAACATAGAGAACCAACAGATGTAGAACTTGCTTGGCTAACTGGTATATGGGAAGGAGAAGGTTCATGGACTTACAAAAAGGGAAGAACCAGAACTTTTTCTAATGGGAAGACATATACAGAAAAAGATTACCTTTCTATGTCTATGTCAATGACAGACCAAGATGTTATGGAGAGAGTTGCTGCTATAATGGATGGTAGAAAAATAACTTACACTGATGGTGGTCCAGTTCACAAAGCAGCAGGTCAAAAACCAACTTACTATATAAACCTTCAGGGTGAAGCAGCAAAAAGATGGACTGAGTTGATGAAACCTTATCTCGGCAAAAGACGCCTTGAAAAATATCAAATGATTATGGAGAAGTTGAATGGCAACTAGTTTAAAACAACTTAAAACATGTTTACGTTATCCTGGCGGCAAATCTCGTGCCGTTAAGTATCTTGTTCCCAAGATGCCTAAGAATCCTACAGAATACCGCGAACCTTTCCTTGGTGGTGGTAGTGTAGCGATTGCATTCACAAAAGAATACCCTGACATTCCTGTATGGGTGAATGACCTGTATGAACCGCTGGTGAACTTCTGGCAGCAACTTCAACAACGCCCAGATGGTTTATATGCTCTTCTCACAGCATATAAAGAAGAATACTCTACGCCAGATACTGCTAGAGAATTGTTTAATCATTCTAAAAATGATTTGAATAATTCTGAATCTTGTCTTTGTAGAGCTGCTGCTTTCTATGTAGTTAATAAATGTAGTTTCTCTGGTCTAACTGAATCATCTTCATTTTCCCCGCAAGCAAGTGACCATAACTTCACTATGCGTGGAATCGACAATCTCCCCAAATACTCGGAACTGATTCAGAACTGGAAGATTACCTGTGGTCCTTACTGGGATATGATGATGACC